TGGGCATTGATGCCCTTCTCGTTGATGAGGCTCACGAATACAAGCATCTTGGTTTCGCTACAGCCATGCAGCGCGGAGTGAAAGGCGTTGACCCATCGTACAGCAAGAAGTCGCAAGGCGTGTATCTAAAGACACAAGCCGTGCTGGAGAAGAACAACGGACGTAACGTCATCTTTGCCACTGGTACGCCTATCAGCAACACTGCCGCAGAGATATGGACTTTCATGCGCTACCTCATGCCAAAGGACACCATGAAGGAGTACGGCATCTACTACTTTGACGACTTCGTGCGCAACTTCGGCAACATACAGCAGATGCCCGAATTTGGCACAAGCGGCAAGTTCAAGGAAGTGAACCGCTTTGCAGGATATGTGAACCTGCCCGAATTGGTGCGTATCTGGTCGGGAGTGGCCGACACCGTGCTGACCAAAGACCAAACCGAGCTGGTGAAGAAAATACCCGAAATGGAGGGCGGCAAGGCACAGGACATCTATCTGCCACAGACACGCGCCCTGCGCAGCGTGATGAAGTATGTGCGTGATGAACTCAAACGCTTTGACGAAATGAGCGGCAAGGAGAAGAAAGAGAACAGCAGCATTCCGCTCACCATGTATGGCATAGCACAGGGAGCCGCTGTCGATGCCCGACTTGTTGAGATGGACGCAGAGGATGATCCAAAGAGCAAGACCAACGAGGCCGTGCGCCAAACCCTGCGCTCGCTGAAAGAGACGGACGACTACAAGGGAACGGTGGCCATCTTTGCCGACCACTACCAAAACAAGCGCAGCGGTTTCAACCTGTATGAGGACATCAAGCAGAAACTCATAGCGCAGGGCGTACCCGAAAGTGAGGTTGTTGTGATGAAACCCGGTATGACCATCAAGAAGAAGTTGGAAATCTTCGACAAGGTGAACCGTGGCGAGGTGCGTGTGGTACTCGGCAGTACAGCCACCCTTGGTACAGGCGTGAACATACAGGAGCGTCTGCACACCCTTATTCACCTCGATGCGCCCAACCGACCGATGGACTACACACAGCGCAATGGCCGTATCTTGCGACAGGGCAACCTGCACAAGCAATGGGGCAAGCCAGTACGTGTGCTCCGTTTCGGTGTGGAGGACAGCCTTGATGTAACAGCCTATCAGCGACTGAAAACCAAGGGAGCGATTGCCGACAGCGTGATGGAGGGCGACCGACTGATGCAGGACAGCATGAACAACCGTGTGCTTGAAGAGGAAGAAGATGTGTTCGGTGATACCGTGGCGCAGCTTTCGGGTAGCGAGTATGCCCTGCTGAAGAACAATGCGGAGAAGAACGTGCGCAAGTATGAGAGCCGCAGAAAGCAGTGGGAGGCCGACCAGACCTATATCCACAATGCCAAACCCAAGTTGGAGGGACAGATAAAGGCCGCAGAGCAGCGAGCAGAGGAAGCCAACGCCCACCTGCTTGCCGTGCAAAAAGCATTCCCCGGTGGCAAGTTTACGGACATAACCATCGGCAAGCAGAAGTTCACTTCTGTGGAGGGTATGACCGACTTCATCAAGGAACACAACAAGAAAATCCTCGATGCGGTAAAGGCCATGAAAGAGAACCCCGGCAACTCTGCACAGACCAACACGCTCACCCTGTCGTTGGGCGGTTATGACTTCGTTGTCAAAACCGATATGTCGCGTGAGACGCAGAACATTGGCGGTTCGCTCTTTGCAGAGATACACCGCAAAATGACCTACTCATGTCCCGAACTCGGATTGACCGACATACCAGTCAAGCAGTCGCTATTGCGCAATGCTGTGGAGGACATCACAGAGAATGTCATCACTGGCAAGGACTTCGCAGAACGTTTTGACATAGCCGCACGCATGGCGAAACGTGGCAAATCGGAATTAGAGCAGATGAAGCAGCGCGAGGGCAAGCCGTTTGAATTCGGCAAGGAACTCGAAGAAGCCGAGCGTCAGTTGGAGGAATACACCGAGGCCATGAAACAGGAGTTGGCAGAAAAGGAAAAGAAGTATGCCGAGATGGACGCAAGCGTGGAGGCAGCTACCGATGTTGTAGCAGACGATGAGGACGAGAGCGCAGAGGACAAGACCAAGTTCCGCTTGCTTGAGGACGATGATCCAAAGGCGCAGGAATTGGAGGCATTGCCCGACAGCGAGCTTGTGCCAGTGTACCGCAACGTGCAAGCCTTTGAGGACGATGCACTCGGTTCGCCTATGGCATTCACCGATGCAGAGACAGGCGAGCGGAGAACCTTGCAGGGGCAGAAGTGGAACTACTCCAACCCACCGCAGATAAAACTCACGCCAGAGCAGCAGCGGCAATTGGACGAACTCAACAAGAATGGCTACATCGTGGTGGACGGCAAGAAAACCACGGAGTTGCAGATAAATGACGGATTGAAGTTCGTGAAACCAAAGACCAAGGACGCACAGCTGCAATACTTCTTGAAGAAGAACCCCGAGGACAAAGGCTTGTGGGCGGCATACGACCCATACGACCATGCCATCGAGACACCGCTGAACACCCAGTTTGGCGAGGCGTACAAGCGTCCGAACCTTGTAGTGGTGCGCAGTCTCATTCCGAAATCGGAGATTGATGAGCCATTCCATGCCGACTATGCCCTGCTGCCCACTGGAGCGCATCAGTGGAACAACGGCCGCACACTCTATCTCTCACGCTGGAGCAAGATAGACAAGGTGCTCACGCGCGAGGAAGAAGCCAAACTCATTGACGAGTATTGGAAGAAGCACCCGGGCAAGCGTGAGGCATTAAAGAGCCACCGCGACTACAACCGTTTTGTTCCGCAGGTGCGCAGGGAGTTGGAGAAGATGGGCTACCGCTTTGAGTTGGACGGCAAGGAACTCACTCCCGAAGAGAGCCTTGCACTCGACAGACAGAATATGGAGAACCGCGATGTTATCCCCGGACGCGAGGGACACGCCCCATTCATTACCAATGAGGACATTGCAAGAATCAACGCCAAGATGTCCGGCAAGTGGGTGGGCGAACCCAAGGAGGCCATGAACAATGCAATGGCGGTAAGAGTGAACGAGTTGGCAGAACGGCTCCATACACCTGTGCGCATTATCCGCACGGACGAGGAAGTGGCCGCATTGCCGAGCGCAAGACAGCGCAGGATGAAAGGCAGCTTTAACCCCATGACGGGTGAAGTAACCATTGTTGTGCCGAACAACGCAAACATGGCAGATGTGGAGAACACGTTTATCCATGAGGTTGTGGGGCATGACGGACTGCGTGTGCTGTTCCCCGAAGAGGAGAAACTGAACAATGCGCTCGATGAACTCTACCGCGTGTCGAAAGACGAGATACGGAACAGCATTGACCGCATGGCGCAGAAGATGTACGATGCCGAGGTGGACCGACTCCGCGAGAAGAAGCGCAAGAAGCATGAGGCCAATGGCGAGGACAGCAACGCCTCCTACTATGCGGACATGGCAGAGGCTCATGCCGAGGCAAGCAAGAAGCGCGAGCAGTTCAAACGTGATGCCACGGAGGAATACGGAGCAGACCTTGCAGGGCGCATCGGTGAGAAAGGCTTTGAGAAAATGAGTGCCAAGGAACTTACGTTCTGGGGCAAGTTGAAGTCCATGCTCCAAAAAGCCCTTCAAAAGTTGCTTGACGGATTGAAAATCCCTGGCAAGAAGAAATGGGGTGATAAGGAATGGGCGTTTGTCCTGCACGAAGCATACAAGCGCAAGAAGAACGGAGGCAAGCCCGATGTGTTTGACGCAGCAGATACCGAGGTAATGCGGAGAAAGACAGGGTTTGGTGAGACGAAGTTCAGTGATGGACATAAAAAAAGTGCCCAACTCAATGAGGCAGCACTTAAGCACTTAGAGCCTACTGATGTTGAACACACTGCAAAGGTACAGCAAAAACGTGAGAAAGCCAAAGAAGCACTTGCAAATGTTGCAAAAACATACAAGAATACAACTGACAGCAAGGGCTTTATATCAGATTTAAGCAATAGTCTTGGTCTGACAAGAGGCAGCACTGGAAGTGGGTATGGCTCATTTGAAACGCCCAATGGCAAGGTGTTTACTATCAGAGTGAGCAACCATAACATCAACGCAGCAAATGTCGGTGATGAGCCTGTCGAAAGCATTGTTATCAAGACGAAACGAAGTCCTAACAGATTTCATGCAGAAGATGGGAAGTTTGCAAACGAGTATGTTTACTTCAAAGAGGATATTCGCAAAGCACCTGCGGGAACATTGAGTGCCATTGTAGAAAGTATTTCTGATTTGCTTGATACTGGCGAGTATCACGACAAGACAGGACTTGCAAAGGACAACCATAGTCCAGAGACCGACCCCGATGGGGGCATGAAGTTCCGCGATGGCGACATGGGACTTGACGAGACCATTACGCAGATGAAGATTGCAGCGAGCCAAGCCAATGCCGACAACTGGCAAGCCAAGCAAGAGGCGATGAAAGCCATTGGCGGCAACTTGAACAAACTGCGTCAGGCGATGGCACGTCAGAGAGAGTATGACCTTTCGACCGTGAAGAGCATCACCGACCTTGCCAAGGTGCTGCTTGACAACGGATTGCTCGATGATTTGAGCAAGTACGAGACCAAGCGCATACTCTCGGCAGTGAACAACGCCCACGGCAAGCAGGACACCAGCAACCAAGTGGCCAAGGTTATGGACATTATGGTAGATAACCAGTTGCGCATGGGTGCAAATATGCTCGGCAGACTGCTCTCCACCCGTGGTAGCCGTGTAGATGCACGAGGCATCGAGGTGCAAGGGCAGCTTGACCCAGACGGACAGACCATTGCACAGGTGGTAAGGAAAGCCACTTCCCTGCCAAAGGCCGACATCGAGGAGCGCATTGCCGAGGCATTGAACCGCATGGGCAGCGATGACCAAGCCGTGGCCGATGAAGCTGCTTTGGAGTACAGCGGTCTGTTGCTTGCCCACCAGTTTGCCGAGGACATCACCGACAGCAAAGCCGAAGAAAAGGCATTGCGCGACAGCATCAAGCAAGCCAAGGAAGATTTGGACGCTGGCATGATGGAGAAAGATGCCTACAACGAATATGTGGCAGCGACCAATGATGCCATTCGTCAGAATAAGATAGAGCGAGCCGAAGCCTACCGTTCCATTGTGGAGCAAGTAGGCAGCGTGTTGGGCGGCAGTGTAGAGCGAGCCAAGCAATGGCGCGAGGCAGAGAAACAGCGTGTGGAGGCAATCCACCACAATGCAAACTCCGACATGGTAGGCCGTCCGACAGACGAACACCACAAGGAGGACAAGGTGCAGAAGATAGCCAACAACAGCGCAGTACGTTTCCTGCTTGCACCATTAGGCACGTTTGATCAGATGCTGCGAATGTTCGGCAAGAAGAGCGTGAACGGTGAGGGCTACCTTTGGAACCGCTATATGCGCGGTTGGGTTGATGCCACCGAGAGAGAGTACAAAGGCTATCAGAACGCCTTGAAAACCCTTGACGAGAAAGTGAGCGAAGTGTTCGGCAAGAACATGAAATGGGGCGACCTATTTGCCATGGAGCGCAAGATGCCCAAGGCAACCGTTACATTCTGGGACGGAGGCGAGCGGAAAGACCACGAACTCACCCAAGGCAACCTGCTCTACATCTATATGGTTGACAAGATGGCGGACGGACGCATGAAACTACGCAGAATGGGTATCACCGAAGAAGATGTGGAGAACATCAAGGATTTCGTTGACCCACGTTTCCTGCAACTTGCAGACTGGATGCAGGATGAGTTCCTTGTAGGAAAGCGCAACGAGTACAACGAGGTACACAAGCGCATGTTCGGTGCGTCAATGGCCGCGATAGAGAACTACTTCCCATTGAAGATACTCGCCAATGCGAGAATAGAAGATGTAGATGTAGCCGACGATACCACTGACACCGCCCTGCCAGCCACCTCAACAGGCAGCATTATCAAGCGCAGACGCAATAATCTCGCCCTTGACGTGATGGGTGCGGACGCATTCAGCGTGATACTCGACCACATTCAGCAAATGGAGCGTTGGGCAGCATTTGCAGAGTTCAACCGAGACTTGAACACCCTGCTCTCGTACAAGCATTTCCGCAACCAAGTGATGAACATGTCGAGCGTGTACGGAGGCGGCAAGACCCTGTGGAACAATTTCCGCAACGTGTGCAGCATGGCCGCAGGAGCATACCGTCCACCGATTGCCCAGCTTGACAAGGCCGCAGTGAACATCGCCAAGGGCGTAACGGCAGCAAAGGTAAGTTTCAGAGTTTTCACTGCATTGAAGCAGTTCCTCTCCATGCCAGCCTACCTTTCGGACAGCAACCCGGTATATCTTGCCGCCAACATCGCCAACCCGATAGGCGCATGGAAATGGTCGATGGAGAACATGCCACTCTTTGAAAAGCGTTGGAAGAGCCGCATGGCAGGAGACCCACGACTGATGAAGAGCGAGATGGACTGGAAGATGTGGCGTAGCCGTGTGGTAGAAATCGCCTCACGCATCGGTATGTCGCCCAATGCCTTTGTCGATGCGCTGACCGTTGCCATCGGTTCACACGCCATGTACAAGACGAAGAAAGACAAATATCTTCGCTATGGCTATGACGAGGAAACCGCAGAGAAACGAGCCAAGCAAGACGCGACAATCCTGTTCAACCAGACACAGCAGTCAAGCGAGAGCGCATTCCTCTCCACCATGCAAGTGGACCGTTCATGGCTGAGCGTGCTGTTCACCATCTTCCGCAACTCGTCCATGTCATATACAAGGCAGTTGTACGATGCTATCCGTAACATCAAACACCGCTTTGAGCCGGGCTACCAATCCATGAGTGAGGAGTATATGGCCAAGCAGATGCGCAGAGACGGCATAGACCCCGACAAGGCCGACAGCAACGCCAAGAGCGAGTACCGCAGAAGTCTGTTGCGCGACATCGCAAGAATAGGCGTGTTCGGCTACATTCTGCAATTCGCATGGAACTTGGGCGCATACCTGCCATACCTCATTGCAGGAGACGACAAGGACGAGAAGAGCAAGATGTGGGACGATGTAATCAACCACACCATGTTCGGCAGCATTGAGGGACTGACAGGCGGAGACGTGATGAGTTCGGCAGGACAGATGGCACTCAACGGAGACGCCAACTGGAGTTACCTCGTAAAGGACATGCCGTTGGCAAGCGACCTTGCGACCATACTTCAGAAGATGCCGAAAGACAAGGTAGCCGCCATGAACGATGTAGTGAACCTGCTTGTGCAGTCGGGTGTTGGAGTCAATCCGCAGTCGCTGACTGATGCAGTGGTAGCCATCATGGACTATTGCGGAGACGATGCCGAGACCTCACGCGAGTGTGCGCTGCTCATTGCACGCATCTTCAACTGCCCACAGAGCCAGACCGACAAAATTTATTTTGACGAGTTAGGCGCAACGGCAGCAGAGGCAAGCAAGATGACACCAGCCGAGATAGCCGAGCGATATGCCGAGTACAAGATACACAGAGGCGCACCGCTCACAGGCTGGGCATATTCAGAGGAGGCACGGGACAGTGTGAAAACCGCACAGCAGAACCGCGTGCTGACCAAAGCCAAGGAGAAGATGAGCAATCGAATGGAGACCGAGGCCACCAAGCAGTTGCTCTCCACCTATGACGAGGTGAACAAGCTGCAGACCGAGTTGTCGAAATTGAAACAGACCGACAGAGCCGCCTACCGCGAGGGCATGAAACAACTCCGTCAGAAGTACAATATGCGAGAGCACGGACGCATGAAACGGTACAAGCACGACATGAAACTGCTAACCGAGAAGTATCTACGCAGCAAGAGCGCAGAGGAGCGCGACAGCCTTGTGAGGGTAATGACCACTACACGCGACAAGCTGCTTGACGACATCGGCAGAATGAACCAACAATAGTTAAACAATGAGGGACGGTGCAATAATATAAATTTGCATCGTCCCAAATTACACAATGAATATGGCAACAAAGAAACTACATAGAATGAGCCGTGTGATGCCGCAAAAGGAGTTGGACAGCGTGAGCCATGCAAGGCTCACGATGGGCAATAACCGCGCCTTTGAGGTGTTGTGGCAAGCACAGCAGTATTGGCTTGCGATGGAGACATTCCGCAGAGACCGTGAGAGAAATAAAAACTACACCTACGGCAGGCAGTGGGATGACTATGTATGCGTGAACGGCAAGATGATGAAGGAAGAGGAACTCATCAAGAAACAAGGCAACGTGCCGCTGAAGAACAACCTCATTAGACGCATGGTGCAAGCCGTGCTTGGCGTGTACCGCAGCCAAGCCAAAGAGCCGACCTACACGGCAAGAGACAGAGACGAGCAACGGTATGGCGAAACCATGAGTACCGTGTTGCAATGCAACATGCAGTTGAACCGCATGACCGAGATAAACGCAAGGTGCATGGAAGAGTTCCTCATATCGGGATTTGTGGTACAGAGGAAGTGGTACGGTTGGCGAGAAAACAAGCTGGACTGTTGGACGGACTATGTGCAACCCAACAATTTCTTCATCGACAACAACATGAGGGACTTTAGAGGTTGGGATTGCAGTTGCTTGGGCGAGATACACGACATCTCGTTTGAGGACTTGTGCGGACGCTTTGCCCACAGCAAGGCCGACTATGACCGACTGGCCGAGATATACAAGTATGCCAAGGACAAATCGTATCTCAGTGCCATGTATGACAACTTCGGCTATCCCCTGCAAGGCTACTACGACTTCCTCGTGCCCTACGACCAGAGCCGATGCAGGGTAATTGAGGTGTGGCGCAAGGAAAGCAAGGAGAGAGTGCGCTGCCATGACGTGAACAACGGAGACGTGTTCAAGGTGGACATGGAGGACTTCAAGGAACTTGTGCTTGACGAGAACGAGAAGCGACTGCAACAGGCGCGAGAGTTGGGCATGAGCGAGGACGATGTGCCGCTTATCCGCTATGAGTGGTTCATGGACTCATACTGGTATTACTACATGCTCACCCCATTCGGAGACATTCTTGAAGAGGGTGAGACACCTTACGAGCACAAGAGCCACCCCTACGTGTTCAAGGCATACCCATTCATAGACGGAGAGATACACTCATTCGTGAGCAACGTGATAGACCAACAGCGGTACACCAACCGCTTGATAACGATGTACGACTGGATAATGCGAGCGTCAGCCAAGGGCGTGCTGCTGTTCCCGGAAGAATGTCTGCCCAAGGGCATGTCGATGGAAGATGTGGCAGACGAGTGGGCAAGGTTCAACGGCATCATCATGATAAAGCAGCCCAAGGCAGGACAGGCACTGCCGCAGCAGATAGCCAACAACTGCACGCAGATAGGCATATCCGAGTTGCTGAACATGCAGCTGAAGTTCTTCGAGGACATATCGGGCGTGAACGGAGCGTTGCAGGGAAAGCCCGGCTATTCGGGTATGTCGGCAAGCCTGTACAACCAACAGGCGCAGAACGCCACCACCTCGTTGCTTGACTTGCTCGACACGTTCTCAGCATTCATCAGAGACGGAGCATACAAGGACGTGAAGAACATACAGCAGTTCTACGACACACCGCGTGTGTTCAACATCGCAGGAAAGAACTCCACCATCGTGGAGTACGATCCACGGAAGATACGCGATGTGGAGTTTGACCTAAGCATTGTGGAAAGCACCGCCACGCCAGCCTACCGCGCCTTGACCAACGATATGCTCATGCAGTTGTGGCAAGCCAAGGCAATCAGTGTGGAGCAGTTGCTTGAACACGGAGATTTCCCATTTGCTGACGAGTTGCTGCAGAGCATCAAGTCGCAGAGGGAGCAGCTGGAGCAAGGGCAAGTGCCGGACGGAATGTCGCCAGAACTTGCACAGCAGGTTCAGCAGGGAGCGAACATGCAAGCCGTGAACCAGGCACAGCAGATGCTGCAACCACAATAAAGAATAAGCCTCATAAGTCGGATAAGGCATATAAGCCGAGGGGACTTGTGAGGCTTTACTGATTTTATATGGAAGCCTCGGAGACGGGGCTTCTGTCTTTTCGGAGTGTGCGGTTTGTGATAGGCACAAATTCGGGCATTTCCATTTCGCGGTAGCAGATATGTAGACCGATGGCACGCGTCATGAGCAAGTCGTCATGTTTGCCGACAATAGCACCATACGCGCCATTCGGCTTGCGCTCATAAGTGTCGTACTCGTCAAGACACCGTTTGTCGCGCTCGATATACAGACGCTCACGAATGACCTTGACCAAGGTTGAGATAATCATCGGCTTGGTGGCCACATTCGTATGGAAACCATACTTGCGAGGTGCGCCCTCGCGTATCTCGTCCTCCGACTGCTTGCGAGCGTAGAGATTGGGATAGATGTCTGAAATCTGATTGAGGATATACTGCGACTGGTCGCCACCCTCCACCTGTCGCTCCTTGTCGTGCGTCTCCAAGGTGTTGGACTCGATGACCAACAGCGAGTCGTTGTAGAAAGCAGCAATCTGCGCGGCACGCCATGCGAGGCGGTCGATGTCGCAATGGCCGTACCACTGCGCCACGACAGACGGAGGCTCACTGCCGTCAATCATGCTCAGACGGTCGAACACCACGATGACAGACCAGTCCGCCTTGTTGGAGCGTCCGCCCACATCGACCACGGTAAGGTAGCGGTCGGTAACTTCGTAATCGTCAAACTTCTCGGGCATAGCCCAAATGGAAAGTAAGCCCTGCCTGTCCTCACGGAAACGGAGATTGGAAAGAGCCTCCTCGCCCTCGTCGGCATCGGCATAGACCTCGCCAACAAACTTAGGCTTGCGGCAATATGGCTCAAACTGCTTGACAAGATACTTGTCGAACACCATTGTACCTGCATGAACAAACGCCTCCACATCGTCAGACGGAAACTCCGCAGCCATCACCGCAAAATCATTCTTACCAGCACGCTCGTATATATACCAATGGATAGCCTCCAGTGTAGCCCCCTTTTCCCACAACGACCACAGATAGCGTCCGCTCTCCTCACGATTGGACGGAGTGTAGGCATTGTTGCGGTTCTCCCAAAGCCATTTGGCAAAGGCGCGTAGTTCTTCGGCAGAGTCGAAAGGACGCGAATAATGCTCAATCTGAAACCAAGAAATAAAAAGTGCCTCAAACTGTGACTTGACAGTAGGGTCAGCAGCGGCCGTATATTCTGCATCAAAGTAAGTGCCAACACCATCGGCAGTACTTTCCATGACAATCATTGTGTAAGGTCGTGCAAGAATACCAGAGCAAGCGGAACGCACAATATCTTCGGGCGACTTGCCATCCGTCTTTTTCCACAGACCTACCTCGGAAAGATGCACCAACGAGTAAGCACCGCCACGGCAACCGTTAGGACGCTCGGCAGTACCCACCTTAATCTTGCAGTCTCGTTGTGGCACACGGTACGTAGAACCCGACTTGCCGACACCGACCAACTTAGGCTCGTTCTCCGAATAGACCTCACCCAACTTGTGAAGAAATTCCACCGGGTGTTTCTTAATCATGAGGTCGAACATATCCTTGATTTCGTCCGATGCCGTGCCTTGGTGGGCGATGATGAGTGAGTTGAGACCTTTCTTGTGGAAGAACTGCAACCATGCCATGTAGAGCTGCACAGTCGTGGAGCCGCCCCACTGACGCGCTTTCAAGAGAATAAGACGGATAGGTAATCCTGCCTTTCGTTTCGCCTCAAAGCGCGACACGAGGATGCGCTGCGGATACCACAGACGGAAAAGCACGTCCTTTCCTGCATCCTTGTTGTGGATATAGACGAGCGTAGCCGTCCAAAAAGGAAAGTCGTGCTTGTAGCGCAAGCGTATGAACGTGCGCGACACCTTAATGAAGTCGTCGTCATTCGGCTCAACGTGCATCACGGACGAGAGAAACTTGTCGATAGAGCCAGCCTTGACCAACTTCTTGACAAGCGGAATATTCATCATCTCAACAGGCAACCACTGAACGGGAATAGCAAAGTCGGCAATGCTGACACGGACACGTTTACCAATAGACCCCTCTCCAGTGACAGGGTCGAACTTGGCGAACATGACTTCATTGCGCCTGTCATTCTCCGCAAGCAGTGCGGCAATCTCTGTATCTATCGTATTGGTTGTCATACCATCCATTCTTTATGCGGTAAATAAACTCCCCGACCGTGCGAGGCGTGAGGTAGAACTTGGGCGCAGGTTGATTGACAATCTTCGTAACCAACTCATAGACCGACTTGTCGGGATAATCCTCACGCATGAGGAGATATCTGCGGTAAATCTCCTCAAACATCTCACGCTTGTTGCTCCTCATGCGCGGCATGGGTTTTCCTGCCGCCATAGCGGAAATGACAATGGCCGCACGCTCCTCGCTCACCCAGAAACGAGATGCAGGAGAGTCGGCCACCAACTGAAAGATAACAGGCATGACGATGATGCTTGCCTCGGCAAGTCTGTCGCGGTACACCCTCATAAGGTCGGCATTGCGCTCCCTTGTAAAATCCAATATGCTGCCAAAGTATTTCATAAAACTGGTTTAAGATTATAATCCTTACTGTGCCTTTCTAAGCCTTTTTGAGCCGTGGGGAAAGGGCAAAACACTCTATACAAAGGTACTTAAACCGACTCACAAAAGTTAAAAGTCAGTCCACCTCTTATATGGCTATTTTTGCATACGAATATTACACAACCATAAGAAAGTTAAGATAATGGCTGAAAACAATGGAGTTAAGAGCAGACGCGACCAGCAGCTGGAGCGGCTGAGAAAGAAATACCCGGACAAGAAGTTCGAGGACGACGAGGAAATCTTCGGTCAAATTTCCGATGATTACGACCAATACGAGCACGACCTTGACGGCTACAGGGGCAGGGAAAAAGCCATGTCCGACATGTTTGCCGCAGACCCGAGGAGTGCGCAGTTTCTTGCCGACATGCACAACGGCCAAGACCCTGTGCTCGGTCTTGTGAAGAATTTCGGAGTGGGCATCAAGGACGTGCTTGACGACCCCGAGATGCAGGACAAGATAGCCGAGGCCAACAAGGAGTATGTGGAACGTGTGGTCAAGTCAAAGCAGCTCGATGAAGAGTATGAAAAGAACATGGACGCAACGCTTGAGACACTGCGCCAGTTTCAAGAGGAGCGCGGCATGACGGACGAGCAGATAGACGAAGTAGCCAATGCCATGCTCACCGTTGTCAAGGACGGAGTGATGGGCAAGTTCTCACGCAAGACCTTGGAGTTGTTCGTGAATGCCATCAACCACGATGCCGATGTGGCCAACGCTGGCGAGGAGGGACGCGTGGCAGGACGCAACGACAAGATTGTAGAGGGACTGCGCAAGCGCGACAAGGGAGACGGCACAGCACCGCTCAACGGAAAGAACGGAGGCGCACCGAGTCAGCAGAAGAGTTCACAAAGCATCTTTGACCTCGCCAACGAAGCCGTATAGCCCATGAAAGGAGAAGTCGTGAAGTTTCCCCCAGAGGGCAAGAGGCTAAAGCCAACGACCGGGAGCGCAGGGTTGAGAACCCAAGTGCCGGGCGCAATGGCATCAGTAAGCAATCTCGCGAGCGCGACAGGCGGTATAGCCCCCGGCAACCTCGCACAGACCGATAGCAAATAACATTATTCACAAACTAAAATTTTAAGACATGGACGGAGAAACCGTACAAGTAGGTGGAACTACAACCACCACCCCTGCACCAGGCACAGCCGGTGTAGCAAGCCAAGTGCCGGGAGCACCCACTACCGTCAGCGGAGTGGCAGGCGCGACAGGCGGAGTCGGTCCGGGCAACCTCGTACAGAGCGACCTCGACCAAGAACTCTACAAGTTCAAGAGTGACGACACACCGCTTATGCAGCTCATGTTGAATGCGAAGAAGGTAAAGGTGAACTCGCCCGAGGTGGAACACTACATGATTGACGAGCCACGCTCCAGCGTGACCACGACCACCAAGGTGACAGCAGGAACAGCCAAGCAGTTCATCGTACCATTGCTTGCCAACGATGCGGAAATTCCTCGCTCGTATGGCACACTGCTCGTAAAGGGCGTGGATGGCTATGCGGACGATGGCAAGACCAAAACACCGGGCAAAGACCTCATGCTCTTTGTGACAGGACAGGACCCCACCACAAGCAATCCGATATGCCGTGCCGTGAATGGTCCTAAGACCAACCCCGCAGACGAGTATTGCACCACGCCCGAAATTCCTGCCGGGTCAACACTTATAATCCTTTCCAATGCCCTCTACGAGACGCAGAAGAAAGTTGACCCCGACCTCATCGTACCACAGCCACAAACGGTATATCTTCAGAAGCGCGGTATGAACCAGATTGTATCTGATTACTACGAGGCACAGAAGAAGAAAATTCCATTTGGCAAGGCTGTTATTGCAGAGGCTGCCATCACCAACTTCAAGGTGCGTGGCAACCGTACTCTCTACGCTGGTCGCAGAGGCAAAATGACGGTGCAGACACCAGAGGTCGGTGCGCAGACCATCTACTTCACCGAGGGCGTGCGCTACCAAGTGAAGAAGGAACTCAACCACACGGGCAAGTGGATTATTGAGGAAATCATCGCCTTGGCGAAGATGACCTTTACAGGCGAGGACGTGCCCAAGAGTGTGATTGCCCTTTCTGGCAAGAACTTCTTGGAGAACATCCAGTGCATCGACTATTCCAAGCACCCGGAAATTCAGATTACCACCAAGACCAACCCTGTGGGCTGGGTAGTAACCAACTTCCACACCGTGTTCGGAGACATCGAATTCAAGCATGACCCGACACTCGACCGTTTGAAGTGGAGCAACTCCGCATTCATCGTTGCGCCCGACCGCCTTGTACACTACCAGTACTCGGCAGAGCACTCGTCAAAAGACCGTGTGGATGGCGAAGAGGCAACACGCGAGTCAATTCTTGTGTGGGATGCACTCGCACTCAAAGGCTCATGTCATATCTGGATTAACGGTGAGGGCGACAACGAGAACACCACAGCCGTACAAATCCACTTGTGGGACAGCGAGGAAGCTCCCGAAAGTCCTGTTGAGGGTGGTGTGTACTACCTGTTGCAGGACTGCCCGGGCATCAATGCCGAGGCCGTCAGCGGTCAGATGTGGCAGTACAAGAGCACAGCATGGGTGGAGTACGCAGGTGATGTGATGGCCACCGAGTAACCAGAAGTTTAGTTTAACCAATCATCAACCAATAGAGGCGGATAGGTAGCAATGCCGTCCGCCTTTATTTATAATAATCAGACAACGAAATGAAAAAGAAGAGAATAACCTACGGAGTGTACGGCATGATGGAATACCAGACTATCATCAAGATAGGCAGAGCCACACTCAAAGTATTGTTCACTGACGGCTCAATGACCGCCATCGGACAGAACCCTGCGAAGTACACCACAAGCGACTTCCTTGTGCAGCGTGCCATCGAGAACAGTAGCGAGTTCAAGAAAGGCCGCATACAGGTGGTGGACACCATCGAACTTGATGAGGATGTGCGCATTGAGCGTAACCCTGCTAAGCCGAGTACGCAGACGGCAAATGTGGCGGCAAAGGCTGTGATTGAAGATAAGCCTGCCAAAGCCTCTTTAAGCCAGACTACGCCTGTGACGGAGGACGCTGACACCAAGGAAACGGCAGACGAGCCGACAGAGGAGGTAAACGCAGGTGTTGTAACACCAACGGACGAGGCAGATGCGGAAACTATCGAGGACGAGGTGGCTGACATCACAGAAGAGGAGGCCGAAGAGGACACCACAAGCGAAGAAACCGCAGCCGAGGACAATACGGCAGAGGGCAAGACCGAGGTGGAGTTCACCGACAACCAAGAGGCCAAGGACTACATCTTCAAGAACTTTGGCGTGAAGCCTGGCACGATGCGCAACCGTGAGGACATCAAGGCCGTTGGCGAGACCTACGGAGTGAAAATCACGTTTGTCAACGAGAAGTAAGGAATGACGATATGGTGTACAAAATCGAAGTCGTGGAGCAAGATGTGCGCATCGCCATAGACGAGAACAAGACCAGCGAGCAGCTCATCAGCGATGAGGATATTGACACCTTGTCGTTGAACGAAGTGATACGCTCGAAGATAGAAGAGGCCGTGCGCAGGGTGGAGACCACCGCCCCCATGTATCTTTTGGAAGAGGGACACGAGTTTGGCGAGGCCGTGTATTGGGAGGACAACGGCAGCGGTTGGGTGTTGCTCCCCGACGACTTCATGCGGTTGATAGCATTCCGCATGAGCGACTGGGAGCGCACCTGCTACAATGCCATTTCTGTGGACGACCCACTCTATGACCTGCAATCGTCAAGATACAAGGGTGTGAGAGGCAGCGTGCAGAAACCAGTGTGCGCGGTGGTGAACCGAGCCGAGGGAAAGGCGTTGGAGTTCTTCAGCTGCAACAGCGAGGACGCCTACGTCAAGCGAGCCACCTACATACCCTATCCCAAGATAGACGATGAGGACGGCATCGACATCTCCGAGCGTTGTTACACAGCCGTAGTCTATACCACGGCAGCATTAGTACTAACCGCCTTTGGCGCGACCGACAAAGCAGAGCAGTTGAACGCCTTGGCAAAATCAATAATGGAATGAGTTCAATACCAACAAAACAGATAGACGGTGATGTGGCCGTAGGCCGCAACGTCAGCATGGGCGGTTCGGGTACGGTGCGCGGCTCCATGACCGTAGGCCACAACCTGACGGTTGAGGGTTGGCTTGAAGCCAAGAACATCAAGGGACCGAACAAAGGTCTGTTCAAGACCGCAGCGCAACTGCGCGAGGCATACCCCAACCCACACGAGGGTTGGTGGGCACTGGTGACCGTGGAGGGCAGCGCATCATCAGACCACTTGGGACAACTCTATGTGGCAGACGGCGGCACATGGGTAGCGCAGGTGGACAGCAGCGGAAATCCATTGCTGAAAGGCAACCCCACCGTAGACAGCACCGAGTATATGGAAGCCGTGGAGGAAATGACAGCCGACCTTGGGGCTGTCAAGGTAGATGTGAACCAAAACAAGGAGGACATCAAGAGCCTACGCAGCACGCAGACCTCGCACACGGACAGCCTTAACACCCTCAACTCGCAGATGGGAACGGCACAGACCGACATTGCCAATCTGAAGAAAACCGTCAGCGACAACAAGAGCGAGCTGGCAAACAGCATCAGCGGTGTGCAGAAAGACCTCACCGCATTCAAGAACACCAAGGGAACTGCAGATGGACTTGCACCTTTGGACGAGAACAGACAAGTACCCTCGCAGTATCTGCCTGGATATGTGGACGATGTGCTGGAGTTTGGCGGCATTGTATCGGGCATTACCGCACAATTCCTGTCAGTCAGCAAATCATCAACGGACGAGAATTGTGCCGTGGTGTACAACAAGACCACTGACACATTCGTCTTACGCTACACCCAACCCTCAGAGTCAGAGTTTGACCTGCGTCCGACCATCACCTATTATAACAACTGGCTGGACGGAGACCTCTTTGGCGATGGGACTGTATTGGGACGCAAGCCCCACAGCGGCAAAATCTTCATGGACGTAAGCACCAACAAGACCTACCGTTGGAGCGGCACGACACTGGCCGTAATCGGCTCGGACTTGGCACTCGGCCACAGCAGCGGTACGGCATTCCCCGGAGACGAGGGAGCGGATTTGCAGGAGCGTATGAGCGAGGCAGAGAGCACGGCAACCATCAACCGACAACTGATAGACGAGAACAGCGCGGAGTTGCTGAACCGCAACACAATCAACGCCAATGTGCTGTTGTCGTTGGGCGACCGTGAAGTGTCGTTCTCCGTGGTGCTTGAAAAAATCTTCGATTTGGAGAACAAAGCAAGATACATGAAACCCGGTATCGTGCTGTCCTTCCTTTCGGAGACAGGCATACAAAACAAGCAGTGGACGAACTACGGCAAGGAAACCGAGACCGACTGGAAAACCGAAGCCAACTGGACAGACTTCGGCTCGAACGGCAGTGCCATAGGCAACACGGTGAACGTGAACGACATCTGCGAGGACACCGAGTACACCCTTTCGACCGCCATCAAAGCTGTGCAGGACAAGGAGAAAGAAAGCGGACTATCGTATATGAAGAGCGGTGTCGTGCTGACCTATAAGACAGCCGATGTGACCAGCAACGGCTCGCCCAAGTGGGAAGCCTACCAGTTCACGCGCACCGTGGACGACATCAACCCGGCAGACTTGAAACCTTGGGTGGAGTTCGGAGGAGGCGGCAACAATGCCGTGCCGACCTCGGACACCCCCGAAAAGGACGGCAAGGAGGCATTCTCCACAGAAGGTGCATACGCCAACATACCCACCACACTGCACATTGACACCGAGACGCAGGGCGTGGTGAAGCTGCAACTGCAGAATGCCGGGCAGGAAGCCGTGGGCGACGAGGTGCAGTTTGCCGTAGGCGGAGGAGGCGGAGAAAGCACAGGCACGATTGTGAGCATACAGTTTGAGCAGAGTCCGCTGTACGCCAAGGCTGGCGGCAGCGTGGTGATGAAAGCAGCCGTGCGAAGCGTTACCACACAAGGCAGCCAAGAACTGAGCAACATGATAGAAAAGGTGCTGCTAAAAGACCGCGACACTGGGCAGATCTTGGAGACATTCATGTTCAATAGAGCATCATCTGCAAGCGGAGACACCTACGACTTCGAGATGGACGTGAGCAGCTACTTCGTGACCGCCACCACCAAGCGTTTCCAGCTCATTGCCTATGACGATGCAGGAAACACAGGCAGCAGAAACATCAACGTGAGTGGTGTAGATGTTACCATCAGCAGCGTGCAGACCCTCAACTACACGGCAAGTACCGCCCTTGCCGCAGGAGGAGCCGCCAAGAGCATACCGATGTACAAGTTCGCCAACAACGCATCGGACAAAGGCATCAAGGTAGTAACCGAGATATACCTAAACGGAGTGTGGCAGACACTCGGCACAAGTGTAGTTCTCGACACCTACTCGCACTCCATCACCATAGACCCGAAGAGCTGCTTGGGCGAGACACTGACACATGGCGCATACCCCCTGCGCATACACGGAGAAGATGTAGGTTCGGGCGTGGTGGGCAACTACCTCCACACTGCCGTCATGGTGGTGGAGAGCGGCAACAACACCCCGATAGTGGGCATGCGCTGGTACACCGAGCAGCTGCAAGGCAAGAGAAAACTCTATGAGAACATCGAGGTGGACTATGCCGTGTATGCAGCCGACACGGACGAGCCGCAAGCCGTGGTGTGGTATGACGGAGCGCAGGAGACAACCACCATAGCTTACCGGGGGCAGACCAGCACGTTCACCAAGCAAGTGCAGGAGAGCGTGCATGACGGCACAAAGAGCGTATCGGTGAAAGTGATGTGCGGAGACAGCGCATCAGAAACCGCCACATTCATTGTTGATGGCTCGCTGGTAGATGTGGAGGAAGTGACCACCATGCGCGAGTTCAACATCACGATGGACTCACGCAGCAACGGAGAGACCGACAAGACCATCAAAGACGGAAACGTGGAAATCACCGTTGAGAACTGCAACTGGTCGAGCAACGGATTTGTCAAGGACACCTACGGCACACCCACCTACGGCACGGAGAACGACAAGGGACGCATGGCACTCCGCATAGCCGAGGACATGAAAGCCGTGTGTTCGTTCAAGCCGTTCGCCAACACCAGCATCGAGCAGAACGGCATGGCACTGAGTTTCACGGTGAAGGTGAAGAATGTGGAAGACCGCACGGCACGCATCATCGACTGCCTGGGCGACAACCAGCTCGGTTTCTACTTGACTGGCGAGAAACTCGTGTTCACCTGTGATGGAGCAACCGCAGCCAACCCCGACGACTTGGGCGCACAGCAGACAGCCGTAGCCCTGTATGCCACTGACAAGGAGACACGTTTCGACATTGTGATAGAGCCGACCAGCATAGCCCCATACAGCGGCATAGGCTCCATCAAGATATATGTGAACGGAGACGAGGCCGCAGCCACCTATTACAATGCCGGGAAGTTTGCCCACAACGACATGCAGATAAAGTTTGACGGCACGAAAGCCGACATCTACCTGTACCGTGCCATCGGCTGGGCCACCTACTACAACTACCGACAGGCATTCAACAACTACTTGGTGGGACAGAAAGACACCGCAGCCATGCTGACGGAGTACGAGAAGAACCAAGTGATGGCCTCGCAGACCGCAGAGGGAACAACCAAGGACAGGCCGACCATGCAAGCGTGCATGAACGCAGGACTATGCTGCGTGACCCTGCTGAAGAATGCCGACACCCCCGACATCGAGCAGAGCTACCCCGGCTACCTCGACAAGCTGGACGGAGACAAAAAGACCAAGGCATACTTTGACTGGGTAATCCGTTTCCCCGACAGGCCATGGCAGGACTGCAAGGTGTACAACGTGCCGACCACAAACCAAGGCACGACCTCATCGCTGCGGCCCGTGAAGAACAAGAAAGGCAAGTTCAAAGGCTGCAAGATAGAGATGCTCCACACAGAGGAGGACTTCAAGAACGACCCAGTGGCACTGGCCAAGTTCCAAAAGGCCAAGAAGATGGCCGCGAAGAGCCAAGTGCAGGTGATAGACGGAGGCTTGTGGGTAAAGACCATCACCATTAAGGTGGACTACTCCGACTCGACAGGCGCGAACAACGGAGCGACCATGGAGCTGATGAACAAGACCCAGCGAGCCATGGGAGCGGACTACATGACCCCAGCGCAGAATGCCTACAACGGAGGTGACACGATGAACACCAGCATCGACAGCGTGACGTGCGCCCTATTCCGCACCGACCAGCAGAGCGTGGACGCGACCAACGAGACCTACGCCTACTTCCATGCCAAGGCCAACTTCAACGTGGACAAGGGCAACCCCTCGTTCTTCGGCTTCGAGAAAGTGAGCGGCTACAACAGCGACTGCTTGAACTATGGCGACTTTGTGGAACTCGTGGCCGAGAAAAACCAAGACCTCAACATCTTCAAGGTGCAGACCTTGGCGAAGAGCGAAGAGCTGATAGCCTCGAACATCTACATGCTGAGCAAATACTGCGGAGAGAAGCACATCTTCTTGGAGAATGACGGCACAGGCACGATGCAGGAGACCACCGCCACAGCCGACCCCACGGAAGTGGACAAGAGCCTTGCCGAGGTGCTGGCAGACGATGTGAACAACTACGACTGGGGAACGGTGTACCTGACGAACGACTACAAGTATGTGAAATACAGCGGAGGCAAGTGGAAAGACACCACAGGCAAGATGCAGTATGACACGAGCACCAAGAAATGGGGCGTGACAGGCAGGGTGCTGAACCCGGTAGAGTGCTTTGAGTACTTGAAATACGACTCGTTCTGTTGGCTGCAAGGCGTGAACAGCGTGGACGACCTCATGCGCATAGACCAATCGACAGGCGAACCCGTGTGGCTCGGCTACTACGAGAGCCGATACCCCGACGATGACGACTTGAACGACCTCTACGCCAAGGGAAAGAAAGTGCCGTACAACCTATACAAGTGGCTGCTATGGACACAGCAATGCTCGCAAGACCGTACCGAGGCAGACGGAAACATCACCCTGCACGGCAAGAGCGTGGCAGGAACAAAGGAGAACCGACTGAAGAAGTTCTGCGAGGAACTCTATCAGTATGCCAACGTGCGCTCCACCGGGTGCTACATAGTTGGTACGGACTATGTGCTTGCCGTTGACCAGCGGTCGAAGAACATGATGATTTCGTTCTACCTCGACACCAACGGACTGACACGCGCCTACTTCAACCACTGGTATGACGGAGATTGCTGCTGGCTTGCCGACAACGACTGCGGCATCACCGTACCTTGGGACTTGGACAGCGTGACCGACCCCAAGCATTACTACCAAGGGTGGAACTCCGTGATGTTCCAGCAAGGCTACGCAGCCGACAAGTTCTGGCTTGAAGATGAGGGCAAGACCACCATCACGTTGCACGACATCGCCAACGACATGCGCAGCGCGGAGGCGGACGGCATCAAGATTTTCTCCGCAGACGGTTGCAAGAAACTCTGGATCACCGACCGCATAGCGAAGTGGGCGAAGATAACCAGCTCGTTTGACGGAGAGCGCAAGTACATCGAGAACTCCAAGGCAGGTGCAAACTACTACTATGCCGTACACGGACTGCGGTATGAGGACTTGCCCGTGACGTTTGAGAAACGCTTTGCCTACCGTGACGGCTACTATCAAGTGGGCGAGCTGTACACCAATCCGTTCAAGATGCGAGCCGTGGGTACGGACATCAGCATCAAGATAACGGCAGCGCAGGACGGTTTCTTCGGCTTGGGCGTGGACCGTGCGGACGCTTGTGTGGACAGCTGCTATCTGAAAGCAGGAGAAAGCTACACGCTGAAGAGCGGCATGACCGCCACAGGCGCAGGAACGATGCTCTATGTGTTCGGTGCGACACGCCTTGCAAGCCTCGACATCAGCGGCTGCACCCCGAAAGCCGAGGGTTGGGACATCTCGAACTGCACGATGCTGCAAGAACTCATACTTGGCGGAGCGGACTACACGCCAGCCGAGGAAAGCGGAGCAATCACGCAGCTCAACATGGGCAACAAGAGTTTCCTCAGACGCATAGACGCACGCAACACCAAGGTAACAAGCATCATCGCCTCGTACTGCCCGAGACTGAAAGAGGTGTTGGCGAGCGGTTCGCAACTGTCGAGCATAGACCTTGCCGAGACAGCCCCGATAGAGACCCTTGAACTGCCAGCCACCATGACCACGCTCTACTTCAAGAACCTGCCCAAGCTGACCTATCCCGGTGGACTGACCATAGCAGGAATGACGAACGTGAAGAAGATGTTCCTTGACGAGTGTCCGCACATCGACACCATGACCCTGCTGCGGCAGATAACCACGGCAGGACAGCTGAAGAGCGTGCGCATACCGGGCGTGAACGCCACCGCCAGCGTGGAGATGCTGCGCGGCATCATGCAGAGCGGAGCCGTGGGCATAGACGCGAACGGCAGCACCTACGATGAGACCGGGCAGTGCAGCGGCATCATCGGCCGATGGATACTGACAGAACTTGTGGAGGACAGCGAGGTGGAGGCATTGCAGAAATACTTCCCGAAACTGACCGTCATCAACTCGCAGTTCTCGGTGGTGAAGATAGACGACATCGTGAGCGGAGACTTCTGTGAACGATACAGCAACCCCGAAAACAAGACAGGCTCGGACTACGACAAGACCTTTGTGGCGAGCGGACACACACTGAAGATATTGCAGAAGACCCACGCCTACAAGTGTACCTACAACTCCAAACTCAAACAGATGGAGGGCGTGCAACTGAGCGACAGCGACTTCAACTATCTTGCCACAGGCGAGAGTTTCGATGTGGGCGATAGCGCAGGAGAGGGCTTTGACATCTTCCACCATCTGCCCCACCACTGGTACAAGGGCGTGAACGACTACAAGAGCCAACAGAAGTACATCGTCTATTCGACCACGGAGAACGAGCCGCTATCCACCGTGAACAACAAGCGCGAGGCCATGCTATCGGCACTGCTCTATGCGGAGAACACAGGCGTGTATGCTGACGAGGCAGAGGTAGGCACGGTGATAGACGAGAACATCATCACCACCGCTGCCAACGTGAACGCCTACCGCATGGACGTGGAGGGCATGAAGCAGGTGAGATGGCCGGGACTGAACCACGCAAGGCTCGGAGCCGTGTTCACGGACGCGAACGGACAGATAGTAGGCAAGTTCAACATGATGGTGAGCCACACCTACTTCGACTTCTCGATAGGCAACTACGTGTTCTGCGATGTGCCGGGCGGAGCGAAGTGGATGTACTTCACCTCGTACCGCGACATAGAGGACTGCCTGTGTCTTGCCGTTGACAGCGAGCATATAGAGGCCATAGAACCCGAATGGACGGAGCACACCGTTGGCGAGAACGACAGCCTCTTGGGAACATACCCCATCACCATAGACGGACTGAAACGACCGAGGAGCATATCGGGTGCGGTGCGCTCACGCAAGGGAGACGGCACTTCGCAGACCTCGGCAGAGTGGGCATACGACACTGATGGCAATCCGACAGAGACACCGACAGGGACGATACACTACACGGCAAAGGACTTTCAGAACAGTGCGCACATGCGCGGAGAGGGCTACCAGCTCCAAGACTACGAGCAGCACAAGGAAATCAGCAACCTGTGGTGGGCGACCCACGGCACGACCAACGAACAGTCTGTGGTTGGCAATGGCGCACACGATGCCACGCTGAACAGCCGCGACAACATCGGCATGGCCGACACCTCGTATGTGGGCAACGCAATGAACTCCATCATGGGACTCAAGCACTATGTGGGCTGCGACTCGGAATGGATGGACTACATTGCAGGAAACGTGCAGAGTTACGAGACATTCTACAAGAACCGCTTTGTGGAGACCAACGATGACCCCATAGACTACAAGTTCCACATCTATGACCCGGTGAAGAAAACCGAGCGTGTAGTGCAGAGTGTGAACTCTAACGGCAACTGCGTAGTGAGAGTGGTGCATGGAGCGAAGTGCGACATCTTGCCAAGCAAGGTGCATCAGACCGACACGAGCAAGTACACCACCCACTATGCGGCAGGTTTGTGGTTTCCCGGCAGCAGAGCGGCGCTGTGTTCTGCGGTCTGGCTACAACTCGTATGCGTTCAGCGGTCTCGCCTATGCGAGCGCGAACAACGCTTCTTCGAGCTCGGTCACGTACTGCGGTGGGCGGCTGGCCTTCCGCGGCAAATTCGTAATAGTCGGATAAAGCGGCAAGCGCAGCCACGAAAAAAGCGTCAGAGGGAGAGCCGACGATAGGAGGCTGCTCCCTCTCCCTGCTTTCTCGCGTAAGCGAGTTTTTTATGAGTGATGCAAAATAATTGCAAAAGTTGTAGGATATATCAACTTTAAGTATTACCTTTGCAGCATGAATTCAGAGAGGAAGATATTACTTTACAAAGACTACTTCCTCACGTTCTACCGCTCTTTGGAAATGGGCGCACAGAAGAAGATAGACTATGTGCTTGATGTGCTGAAGATGCAGGAGAGAGTGAGTGAGAAATTTGTGAAGTTCATCAAGGACGGACTCTATGAGATTAGAGCCAGTTACAATGGGAATATATACCGTGCATTCTTCATCTTTGATGAGGGCAACATCGTGATGCTGTTCAACGGCTTTCAGAAGAAAACCCAAAAGACGCCCTCAAAGGAGATAGAGAAAGCACTTGAACTTAAAAAGGAATATTATGCAGCAAAGAAATGACATTAGCAGTTTCGATGCCATTCTTGATGCCAAGTATGGCGCAGTAGGAACTGCAGAAAGAGAAGCGTTCAGAAAGGAGGCAACCAACTATTGTGTAGGTCAGATAATCCTTGACGCAAGAAAGCAAGAGCACATGACGCAATCAGACCTTGCCAAGAAAGTGGGAACAGACAAAACCTATATCTCACGCATAGAGAAAGGCGTGATAGAGCCGGGTGTCGGCATGTTCTTCCGCATCATTGATGCGCTTGGTCTGAAAGTGGACATAGTGCGTCCGATTATGTAAGCAAAAGAACAAAAGGCAGAAAATCCCACGCGCCGCTGTGTTCTGCGGTCTGGCAACAACTCGAATGCGAACAGCGGTCTCGCCTATGCGAACGCGAACAACGCTTCTTCGAACTCGAACACGAACTACGGTGGGCGGCTGAAATTCTTTGGTTAAAATATAATCGGAGGTCTCTGACGTGGCACGAGGATTGCCACAAACAAACTCCGAGGGATTAGAGCCTCGGCAACAGCATATAAATATGGAAAGCCGGAACACGACATTAACCACATGTGGGGAGTGCGCAAGTATCTCCCCACAGGACAGGAAGGCTGTCAATACATTGGAAGAACTATTGGGGCAGGTAGAAGAAAAGACTTCTATCTGTTTTCCGTTATTAGACCTTATCCCCGAAATCATAGCGGACGAGAACATGGAACGCTCGTTCAAGCGTGTCATGTCGAACCTGCACAACGCAGATACTCGCAACGGCCTACGGTGGAGGGAGAATATTGTTATAGACGGAGTGGAATGCACGCCACGCATGGTGCGCTACATGAAACGCAAGGCGGACATCATCGCCATGCTAAAGGCACAGATAGCCAACGGCACATTCCGCATCAAGCACCTTAAATCGTTTGAGACGGCAGACGGCCCGAAGATAAGAACCGTGCAAGCACCGTCCGTTATAGAGCGTGTGGGCAGCAACGCCATCATGGAGATAGTGGAAAAACACCTTGCGCCCATACTGATAGAGAACACCGCAGCCTCGATAGAGGGAAGAGGGCCACACGGATTGTATCACAAGATGCAGGAGGCAAGGCGGAACAATCCGAAACTCATATACTACTATCAAAGCGACTACAAAGGTTACTACGACCACATACGGCATGACCGACTGATAGAGATAATAAAACGCTACATTGCCGACCCAGTGCTGCTGCCCATACTCATAGACTTTGTAAAGGCTCTGCACCCGAATGACAACGTAGGCATCAGCAAGGGACTACGCTCCTCGCAGTTTTTCGGCAACCTGTACCACAACGACATAGACCATGCCATGATAGAGGAATGTGGAAAAGACAACTACAATCGCTTTTGTGACGACATATACATACTTGGAGACAACAAGAAAGAGTTGTGGAAACACAGGGACACCCTGCATAGACTATGCAAACCCTACAATCTGATAATAAAGCCGAGTGAGAAAGTTGCACCCATCAGTGCAGGAATGGACGCACTCGGCTTTGTTGATTATGGGGACTACTCCCTGCTGAGAAAGCGTACCAAGGTGAACGCTGCACGGAAACTCGCCAAGATAAAGTCGCGCAAGAGGCGGCAACAGATAATAGGGTCATTCAAGGGAATGGCTTGCCACGCAGATTGTAAACATCTATATTATACATTAACAGGTAAACACATGAAGAAGTTTTCAGAAATGGGCGTAACCTATACACCTGCTGACGGCAAGAAACGCTTTCCCGGCAAGGTGACACGCCTCGGTGACATCGTGAATATACCGATAGAAATTCACGACTTTGAGACAGGCATAGACACAAAAGAGGGCGAAGACCGCTATTTGGTGTCATTCCGCAATCCAGCCAACTCGGAATGGGGCAAGTTCTTCACCGCCTCGTTGGAGATGAAAGGCATACTTGACCAGATAAGCGACATAGAGGACGGCTTTCCATTCGAGACCATCATCAAGTGTGAGGTGTTTGACGGCAGCAAGCGCAAGTATAACTTCACTTAATGGCAGCTCACTAAAGATAAAAGGCGATGTGCGGTGTGTCGGTGTATCTTTGCAGCGTAACAAATTCATAACGACATGGAGAAGATATACGGCACAACCCAACGGCAAGATGGACTGCAACGCATAGGCAAGAACAAATGGCTGCTCTACTTCGGCTATTACGAGACCGAGGACGGCAACTATGAATACCGCCACACGTTCAGCCGCAAGCCCACGATGGACGAGATAAAGCAGCTTGTCAGAGACACGATAGACGCAGAGACCAAGGACAAGATTGTGAACCGCTTTGAGTATGACGGCATCAAGGTATGGCTGTCGGACGAGAAGCAGCGCAACTACGCATCTTTGGAAAACAACGAGAGCATAGCCTATCCGCTCACGCTGAAACTCAACGAGGAGGCGGACGCAACGCCAGTGTACTACACCTTTGAGACAAGAGAGGACTTCATCAAGTTCAGCAAGGAGGCATCAGCCTACATTCTCAACGCCATCATGGACGGTTGGAAAGAAAAAGACAACATAGACTGGAGCGTGTTTGACCTCCAGTAAGGGAAACGAGAACCTATCAGAGGGACGCAGGAGCAATCTTGTGTCCCTTTTTTAGTGTGCCACAACAGATAAAAGGGAAAGAACCATGCCTGTAAGTAAATTTGCCATGAACTAAATTCTTATTGACATGAAGAAGATTATCAAATGGCTCGGAGCGAGCAACCGATACAAGCACTTTGTTGGCGGTGTGGTGATAGGACTTGGAGCGAACAGCACCTATTGCGCAGCGTATGCAGGAGTGGGCGTAGCCGCAGCCTTGGAACTCAAAGATGAGTTGTGGGGCGGCAAGTGGGATTGGATAGACTTCGGCTGCACGGTGGCAGGAGTAGTTGTAGGACGCTTAATAAGATGGGCAGTATGGCAGTAGTATTCAAACTTTGGAAGTTCGCGGCCATGGCCGTGGGCGGCATGGTAGGCTGGCTTGTGGCAGAATTCAGACCGACATTCCCCTTGATAGCGGTAGCCATCATCTTTATATTGTATGACGCATACACCGCTTTCAAACTCGACAAGCGCGTACACGCAGCCTATCCCGAAAAGACCGACAGGAAGAAAGCAAAGTTTACCTCATTCGCTTTTGGCAAGGTGGTGAAACAGACCATACCCAAGCGGTTGTGGCTGATAGTGCTGGCATACTTGGCGGAGCATTGGGTGTTCATACACATGCAAGTGCCGTTGTCGTATATCCTTACAGGCGTGATATGCTTTGAACAGGCATGGTCGATACTGGAGAACGAGAGCAGCTGCCGACCAGAGGCAGAGCACCGCTTTTGGAAAGCATTGCAGCAAGTGATGGTGGACAAGACGGCAAGACACTTTGACGTGAACCTTGACAAACTAAAAGAAGAGAAAGATGATAGTGTTGATTGACAACGGCCACGGTGAGAATACACCGGGCAAGTGCAGCCCCGACAAGCGGTTGCACGAATACAAGAAAGCGAGAGAGATAGCACGCAGGTTGGTGACCACCCTACTGAGCAACGGGGTGGAGGCACACCTGCTTGTACCCGAAGATACCGATGTGCCGCTTGCCGAGCGATGCAAGCGAGCCAACAAGTACTGCGACAAGTACGGAGCGAAGAACGTACTCCTCGTGTCGATACACCACAATGCCGCAGGAGCGGACGGCCAGTGGAAGAGCGCAGGAGGCTGGTGCGTATATACCTCGCCCGGACAGACGAGTGCCGACCTGCTTGCCACCGACCTGTGGAACGCAGCCGAGGAATGCTTGAGAGACTACATCAGCAGCTTTGACGCACACAAGGCCAAGGGCGACTACGACAGCAAGCAGAAACCCATGCGTGCCGACTGGAGCGACAAAGACCCCGACTATGAGGCACGTTTCTACATACTGCTGCATACCAAGTGCGCAGCCGTGCTGACGGAGAACCTCTTCCAAGACAATAAGGCAGACGTGGAATATCTGTTGAGCGAGGAGGGGGTGCGGAGCATCGTGCAGTTGCACTACAAGGGCATTACGGACTACATCAAACACACGAAAGCATGAAACACGCATTGAGTTTTGTAGGAGGCGTGTTGCTCACGCTCCTGCTTGTGGCACTGCTCTATCCCGAACCCAAGGCTGGGAATGGCCACAACATCATGATCCAAACCGACACCATCATAAAGCGCGACACGATAAGGGACGTGCCGGGAGAACCGAAGTACACCAGCAAGCAGCCAGTCGGAACTGCCGAGGTGAGAGTACCAACGGACTGCATCAAGATGGACGATGCAGCACTGCCACCCATCAGAGCCGACACCGACACGGCAAAGGGTTATGCAAAAGGCATTGCCGCCAACGGTTCGGACAGCGCGACAATAGAGTTGCCCATCATGCAGAGCGTGTATGAGAGCGCGGACTACAAGGCATACGTCAGTGGCGTACACGCACGGCTCGACAGCATCTTTGTGTATCCGCTGCATGAGGTGGTAACCATCAAGGAGAAGCAGCCCCCTAAGCGGTGGCACATAGGCATAACGACCGGGTACGGCATAGGCACGAAAGGAATGCAGCCGTATGTGGGCATAGGATTAACTTATTCAATCATTTCATTCTGATGGAGACGATAACCATACAAGTATTCAAGGACGATGTGTATGAGGAAGTGGCAAAAGCCACGGACTACACAGGTGCGAAACTCATAGACGGAGACGAGAAAGCGCGAGACCGCATACTCGCCACCGACAACGAGCTGAGCGACCTTGGCAGATTTTGGGAAGAGTCGGTGCTTACCACCAACGAGCGGCTGAAAGAAATGCTTGTGTCGGGAACGACCAAAGATGTACAGGTGTCCACCGATATATGGGGTACAAAGGATTTGGCACAACCTAACATAGGTCTGCCAATCAAGCCTGTCATCATGAGGACCGCATACGAAGCAGTGCTGGAAGTGAGCAAGTCGTTTGATAAGGAACTGACCGCAAGTGTGCAGTCAGCCTTGCACAACTTCTTCATTGCCTCAATCATCGGCCAGTGGTTCAAGTTTGCCAACAAGGGCGAGGCAAGCGACTACTTCAAACAGGCAGGAGAGTGGATGAACGGAGCAGAGCGGCTGCTGTACAGCAGGAAGAAACCGACACGCCCGAGTAAGAAAACAACAAAATAGAAAAGAGCATGGCAACAAAAAAGAAAGTGACAGCAACAATTGACATAAAAGAGCTGCTGTATGACATAATGAACGAGACGTATCTGCGAGGCCGCACGATACAGAATGGCGAGAACCACAAGGAAGTGGCGAGCATGTACGCATCGGAGGACGACGAGAACCTCGACAAGCTGCTGCGCTCCATCAAGAAAGGCTTTGCCGAGGTAAAGACAGAACTTGCCGAATACCTTGACGAGGACGGCACGACCACCGACAACAGCCGATATGACGGAAAGAGCGACCTTGAACTGAACTTGACGATGCCGAGCAACTTCAACGAGGCCGCCACGACAGGCGTAGGCGAAGCCATACACGACTATCTGAAGAACACCGCCATTGCGGAGTGGTACATGGTGACCAACAAGGCAGACGCGGAGCAGTATGTGGCACTGGCGCAGAAGAGCCTTGTGAGCATACAGCAAGCCGTAAGCAAGCGGAGCCGCCCGAAACGTCCCACAGAATAAAGAACATGGCCTATGAGTTGCTGTGTGGAGAATGAGGGCAGCACGCTGAAAGTGACACTCACATTCAAGCGCGACCAACTGCTCTACGACATCAAGAACTACGCCTATGTGGAGAGCCATGTGATGCCGCCCGATACGGAACACGCTAAGCACATGGTGGCTGACGTGGGCGAAGAGGGCAATGTGGACCGCATGACAAGAGTGATGGACTTGGGTGTGTCGATGTGCCGTGAGCTGCTCTATCCGTGGGCGAAGAAAGACATCGTGAATACGGAACTGGACGACACGCTAAAGGAGCGGCAACAATACGTTATCGTGATGAACGTGCCGACCACCATGTCGCAGACAACGCTCACGCTTGTGGAAAGGCTGATACATGAATACTTGGTGTGCCGAGGTGTGGCCGACTGGTTGAGCATCACAAATCCTGCCAAGAGTGAGACGTGGCTTGCCAAGGCAGCGGAGGCCGAGACGGAGATACGAACCGCCATTCATTCGCGAATGGAACGGACACGGATAAGGCAACACTTCTTGGACTGATACCGAAAGACAAGAGCCGAGGTGCATCACGCATCCCGGCTCTTTTCGTTACCTAAAAAAACAATCTTAACCTAAAAACTAATGAACCTAATAATATCTTTTGGCCATAATGGGCTTGCTTGGCTCATTGGGCTTTATTTCATCGTGGTTGGTTGTTCTGCCGTGGTGTGAACTGCACGGACGCACCGAAGATATTTTCATCGACACCCAAGGTGGCGACACCTGCAATGCGGAAATACTTGTAAGGCGAGCCACGGAAACCACGTAGATAGTGGTCTTTGCTTGACCATACCAAATACCAGTTGACCAAATCGCGCGAGCCATAGAGAGCCGTAGCGACATTGCCCTTACGGAAGAAACCACGCTGAATGATGCAGTCAATTGTTTTAAGGACGTTGGCCGCTTCGAGTTTGAGAGGGCGCGTAGTATAGAGGCACTTGACAGATTCGGCCTTTGGCACAGAGAAGTTGAGGACGGCATTGTTTGCGTCCACCGCCAACGCATCGGGATAGGAGTTGAGGTGTGAGGAAAGGCGAGAGAATATCATGCCCCATTGCTGCGTCTTGAGAGAATAGACATAAGCGTAGGTGACGCTTTGCGCATAGACGATGACGCGCTGATGCACATAGTCGTAAATCATCTGACACTTCTTTAGGAACTCCGTGAACGGCAGTGTGGGCAAGCACTTGTCGGTGGCTGGCTCATGGCCGAGCATGGCGTGCAGCTTAGTGAAGCCCGGCAACTGCGTAGCGTCAAAGGGATATTCGGAATTGATAGCTTCGGATATGCACTGCGTCTGCGAGCCGCTGATGAGCATGATGCCCCGGTCGGTTGGGAAGAGAACGGCAGAGTCGAGTTGTGTGATGCCATCGGGATTGATGCAGACATCGCGCGTGATGGGTTGGCGAGCGGAGTAAGTGCCTGTGCTTGACACCTCCAACGCCCATACGCCCTCGGTGGTGAAAGCGTAGAGAGGGAACTGGCCGAACTGACCTTGCGAGAGAGCTTTGGCTGCGGAACAGATGCCCTTTATCTCGCCTGTACCAACGGTGTTGATGCCGAGAAGAGGGAAATAGAAAGGGTTGTTGACTTCGGAGGTGTAGATTTTGTTGGGTACGTCAATCATACGGTCGACAATATTTGATACCGTTGGAACAGAACCTTTCTGTTCGGGATTGTCCCAACCGCCAAAATAGAATGAACCATTAAGGAAACCATGCTGTTCAAGTTGCACCTCGTATGGCATACCCCAAACGAACCACTTAACAATAACAGCCTTGTAAGCATTGACATTCGGATAGAATATGAACAGCATTGGAGCATCATAGTTGCCCATTTGATATGCATCCCCTCTTACAATAATATCCCTGCCGTCCTGCTTGATGTAAATGTATACAGAATAGGCAGCTTTGTCGTCAAAGTATGTAGGGGTAATGTGGTCATCATTCCAATTGCCGACATATCCATCTGTATAACAAAATACAGATGCCGCATTGTAGCCAGCAAACAACATTTTCTTCATGTTCGCAATGTTGAGGCGTGAGTTGTAGGCAAACGCATAGCGAGGAATGAGCGTGTCGTGGCTGTCATAATCGTCAGTCATAACCTCGCGAGTTACCAATGACTGAAGATAATCCTCTTCGATGTTGAGCAATGTGCGTGTGGTGGTGAGTGCCTCAATCTTTATGCTTTCGAGCAGGTAAAACTGCGATGTAGATTTGATGTCCTCCTTAACAACATCAACCGATCTACGCGGCAAAATCAAACGCCCGGCAGGATAAGTGAGGTTTGTAGGGTCGAAAGTGAACGCATAAAGTTTGTTGAACGTATGCTTTTGATAGCGCAATGGATATGTAGTGGTAGATGCTGCTTGATTAGTATGCTTGCACACACAATAAGAGTCAATGTCGGATGATTGTGCAAACCGTTCACACTTTCCGTTCTGGTCGTAGGTGTAGATAGGCTTAGAACAAAAAATATCAACGGAGCGCACAATGTCTTTCCAATTGGAGAGATTGTCTATGTAGGACTGTTCAATAACCGCATAATCCAACTTATGCACCATGCCGACAACACGCATCGTAGCATCTTTGTAAGACCCCTTACCCTTGATATGGTTCCAAAAAACCTGTGGTGAGAGGTCGGAAGATGCAATCATTAGAATGGGTGCGGAGTGCATAGTCAGTGTGCCGTCATACAGGCGATAGGCATAACGGACAAAGAACGGATAGATGAACCGTCCCTTATTGGTGCTCTCCTCTGCAATGAACTTATTGACCTTGGCCAATACTTGGTCTGTTATCTTAGTCTTGTTGTCGTCAGAAAACTCTTTCCAAATGTCGCCCTCGCTGATGCCGTTGAAACTGATAGAGAACTCGTCTGTGCGGACTAATTCTCCCTGCAAACCAAATGACAGCGGACATTCTGGAATATGCGAGCCAAGATACAGGTAGCCTGTGGAGCCGCCTTTCCACAGGTAGTATTGCATACCATTCCCGGTAAGAAAAATTAGCGTATTGCCAACTGATGTAATCTTTATGCAACTGGAAACATTGCCAATAGAGACAATCGTATCTGGCTTTCCTTTGTCGAACCAACTATAAGCGTTGCCATTGGCCACTATGTAATGTGTGAAACTTGACGTCTCGTGAATGTACACGCAACTGCCTGTTTCGGCAGCAAGCTGTACCTCAACAGACGGAGGCAGGACTGGCTGCAAAGCACCATCTTCGGGCAGCAGGTTGATGGACACGGCAAGAGAGCCGTCAGAACATTCGTAGTCGGACGGCACGGCAGAAAATCCGCTGTATTTGATTTCTTGGTTCATAACGGCATTTTATAGATTATGGGGAGGTACACTTCACCATTCCGCATTTCCTCCTTGCCCACCATGAAAGAGGCACGCTGCTCACGGATGCGGCAGTTGTCGAGCATAAGCCGACACAGCATGACGGAGTTGGCGCAATAGTTGCGCGAGCCTTTCTTTGTGGGGTAACACTGGGCAATGTGTCGCCCGATGGCGTTGTCGTGCCGGGCAGCAAGCAAGTAACACTCGCCAAGGTGAAAGGCGATGTTTATGCTGTCGCCCGGACGGAGCGAGAGGAGACGCACCACCCTTGCCGTGATGAATATGCGTCCATTGCGGCAGAATGTGATGTCGGGGCGGCGTGTACGTTCCAAAAGTTTTATCATGTTGCAAAGATATAAAGTTGAGACATTGTTGATGTTTTAAGTTTAGAAGAGTGAGAGCTGCACATATCCTTTCTGTTCGTTGGAATGGTCGATGAACATCTTGCGGAACACATGGTAGAGGCAGGAGACCACGATTGAGTTGCCAGCGAGTTTGTACTGCTGCGTCTTGGAAATGCCCGCTTGCTGTATCTTGTCGATATCGGAGTCGTCCACGTCCATAAGACGGAAACACTCGCGAGGCGTGAGTTTGCGGATGCGGAAGTCCTTGACGAGAAAGTTATTGTCGGCATAGGCGGAAGAAGTTACGGTAGGTGCTAAATTTTTACCCCCCCCAGCCTGTCCGAGAACATTAGTTTGGGGAATATCACAGAGGGCAGAGTC